GGCATTGTCTTTCGCCTCCCTAACAGCGTTCAAATACAGCTTGGTTTCACCCATCTGTTTTAGGATGGTCTCCAGCGCATCATCATAGTTATGCACCAACAATTCCTTCTGTGACTGGCGCATCAATTGTTCAATCCGTATCCGGTGCAGAGCGTAGTCCACCATTTTTCTTTTCCTTTGAAGCGTAAATTGATTCGGAGCGGCGTTCAAGGCAAGACTTGCATATCCATCTATAGATGTTGTTCCTGCGCTTAAACTTTTCCATGTTTTCAATATTGCGATATTGACTACAGGCGGTGCAGTATTTTTCTTTGATCATGTGTTTACCTTTTGGATGCGTTCTCCTATCCATTTCATAACTGGAACAGCCATGCTATTACCCAATGCCTTATATCTCGGACTATCTGGTGTTGCTTTACCATTTGGACATATATCAGTGTAGCCGTCTGGAAAACCTTGCAGGCGCTCGCATTCGACTGGTGTGAGGCGGCGTACGGCCATTTGTTGCGCCACATAAGTCGTGGACTCATGCTTGTCTGCCTTGCTTGCGCCTGAACGCAGGCAGTGCGCTATGTCAGGTGACTCACCAACCCCATAAGGTATTGGCTGCGCCACCGCATGACTGTGACCTTTGGTAAGCGTAAAACTTGGGTCTCCAGCGTTACCAATTCCAAAGCCAGTGCGTTCGCCTAGCGCCTCATGGCGCATGGCAATCATTGTGTTAATTGGCATCGGCTGCGCCACACCATGCACACCACTTGCGTTTAATGTGTACATTGGACCACCTAGGGTAAACCCGTCACCGTTACCGCCATTTTGCGGCTGCCTGCCAATGGTGTTTTCAGCTAAAGCAATTGGAATCATGGTTTCGGTTTCTGCATCGAGGCGTTGAGCAACGCCGCGTGTAAGGCATTTGGCAGTTTCTTCCCCCTTTTCTCGGCTCGGCGCAAGATCCCGGCGCAGGCTTTGGCGCTCAAAAAGAACCGCTGCGGCACGTCGCCAGTCTCCAAGGTATCCGACAACGAACACACGTCGACGACGCTGGGCGACTCCAAACCATTGAGCGTCCAGCACTCGGTAGGCGAACCCATACCCGAGTTCTGCCACCGCCCCGAGGAAAGAACCAAAGTCCCGTCCTCCGCCGGAAGACAAGACACCTGGGACGTTTTCCCAGACAAACCAGCGCGGTCGAAAGTGGTCAAGAATCCCGCAATAGACGAGTGCCAAGTTACCGCGTGGGTCATCCAATCCTTTTCTAAGTCCTGCGACACTGAAGGATTGGCAGGGGGTTCCTCCAACGAGAAGGTCAACCGTTCCAAGATCCCACTCCTTATACTTTGTCATGTCGCCCAAGTTAGGCACGTCAGGGTAATGATGCGCCAACACTTGAGACGGGAATTTTTCGATTTCTGAAAAGCCAACGGGCTGCCAGCCCATGTGATGCCACGCAACGGTGGCGGCTTCAATGCCAGAGCAGACTGACAGATATTTCATAGGTAAGCAGCAAGAAACAAAGCAGCCAAGGCAGCGAGTCCAATAAGATATGCGATTGGCGGGATGGTGTCTACTGGTCTAGCTTGATGCGCCCATGTTCCGGTGATGCGTGACTGGCGGCTAACTCGTCCTGTCCAGTTAGGATGGCTAGTGTCTTGTTTGTAGATGGTGGACATTTCTCTCTCCTTAGATGCAAGTCGTATTGCAGTTATTTCCTCCATAACAGCAGGTCGTACATACAATGTACTTGCCGTTGATGAAGTAAGTATTGGTCACACAAGCGGCATAAGCAGCGATTGGTGCAACAGCGAGAATGATTCCAGCTATAAGTTTTTTCATGATGCTCTCCTAGTGAATGGTGACAATCACCATGTCTCAATATTAAACTAGATTAACAAGAAAGTAAAACAATTTAATTGTGTGTTGCTTTTTTGAGAAAGTATTGAGCGATACGCTTTCCGTTGTTTAGCTCAAGCGTTCTGGTCTCGATCTCATGTCCCTGCTCTCTGAGGTCTGCAATCCTGGCTGCAAGCCTGAAGCAACCACATCCTTCAAGGGCTTGCATTGCAGTGACAGAACCTTTCTTTAGTGCGTTAAGAATCCACTCCGTCTGTGTCATGATTTCCTCACTTGATAGAAAGTCTCAAACCTTGCTTGATCCGGCAACCTGGTACGTCCTCACCATACTTGAGAGACTCAAGAATGGATTTCTTGTCTGGTGCAGGAGGTGGTGGTTCTGGATGCCGCATAAAGTGGTCTGGAATCTGTGCCTCGTCATATATCTCGACTGAGGGTGGATTCTTGGCTACTGACAGATTGAAATACGGGGTCTCTATGCGTTCAATCTGGTTGGCTACCATTACATCAAGGGTATAGTCTTTGATGCTCTCTATGCGCTTATCAATGGCTTTGCGCCGTGCTGCCATCTGAGATTCAGCTTCCTTGATGCCAGCAGAGATAACCTCTAGGTGTTTGACAAGTGAGCCGATGCTTTTGGCTTTGTCTTGGAGTTCTCCGCTGATGGCTTCCAGCGTGTCACGTACGGTTTCCTCTGGCAGATCAAGGTCAGACAGTTTATCCATGTCTGCCTTGTAGACTGCTGCGATTTCATATAGCGTGGTCATTCGTTTTCCTCTATCAAGTTTCTGATTCGTGTCACCAGCTTACGGACTGCTGCCTTGTCGTAATCATCACAGTCTGCTGCATCCTCAACAAACGGTAGTGCCAGACATAGGCAATCAATAGCATCATCAAAAGGTGAAGTTGTTTTGTTTGTTTGCACTTTATTTTCCTAACAAAATTTCTTTATGTCTTTTTTTATGGCACGGCTGGCACAACCACATCACATCAAGAGGTTTGTCGTAATCTTCATGGTGTGCGAGTGATTTTTCATTTCCACATCTAATGCAAGGAATTTTTACTAATAAGCCAGATTTGATTGCTCTTGATACTGCGTTATGACATTTGCTCCTACGTTTATCTTCATTTTTCCAAGCCTTACTTACTTCTGCTGCTTGTTTGATTCTCTCCTTATTTTTTCCTCGTTCTCTATCATAGGCACGAATTCTCTCAATGTTTTTATTTCTGTTTTCAGTAACGTCTTTTTTGTTGCACTCCTTACATTTGTTTAGATGACCGTCCGCCATTCTTGGATGAGCATAAAAATCCGCTAATGGCTTGACGGTGTTGCACTTAAAACACTTTTTAGAATGAATCATGTCGTACTCCTGTGCGGTGATGCACGACCATTATAGACCCATTCTAATTAAAAGGTATATCGTTCTCCATGTCTGCAAGCTCTGCGTGTTTAGATTCTTTTGGCTGCTCATTTTGCATTCCTTTTGCGTGTCCAAGCATCTGCATATTTTCAGCAACGATTTCTGTTGAATACCGTTTCTCACCGTCTTTCTCATAGGTGCGTGTCACCATCCTGCCTGAGACGTGCATCTGAGAACCTTTCTTCATGTATTCCCCGATAATCTCAGCCAACTTTTGATAGGCAACAACCCTGATCCACTCTGTGCCTTCCTTGTTTTTGGTTTTCCATCCACAAGCTAGGGTAAAGCTGCACATAGCAGTTCCTTCTGGCGAATACCGAACCTCAGGGTCTTTAACTAGCCTGCCAATGAATGAACAATGATTTAGATCGTTATTAGCCATTTACGACTGCTCCTGTAATAAGTGATTGATAAGTAAACTCGATAACTTCCTTTTGCTCATCATCTGCCCGAGTCATAGCAGATTGATAGAATTTGAGTAAAGTATCTTTATCTTTTGCCTCTGTCATGGCTTTGATAACCTTTTCAACATCCAGCGGTTTCGGTGCTGGTGCTTCAGCGGGTAAATCCTCGCCAGCGTAGATTGCCAGCCCTAGACCGTGGCAAGCGATTGCCTTGACCAGACAACGCATCATGTTCTTGTTGACCACGAAAGCGTCTGGATTCTCAACTGCTTTGTTCCGGTGATCCATGACAGGCAAGTGCATGGTGATGGGCTTACCAAACGCTGTGACTGTGCAGCTAACCATCATCGTGCTGCCGAACATCTTTGGTTCGTGGAATTCCCAGTTAGCAGTCGGGTCTTGACGCATCAACTGGTCTACAGCGTATGCCCATGACAGATAAGACAGAGTGCCTTTTTTCTCGACATACTTGCTCACGTTAATCTTGGCTAGTTCTACAAAGTGATTCATGGTTTCCTCTTGTTCCTGTTGTTCAAGTTGCTGCTGGTGGAATTCGTCTTCTCTCATCCTAGTGCCTCTTGAATGTGTTTTTCCATCAAGGCATGGAATCGCTTGTAATCACTGTTCCAGTATTCTTGAGCAATGATCGTGATGATTTGCTCCAGCGTTCCAAACTCGTGGAGTGATTCAAGCCATTGGTCTTTGGTTGTCCCGTCTTTGTCCTCACCGCCGTGGGCAAGAACATACATCACATCATCAACGGTTGACTGTGCACCTGGAATATGGGCATCGCCGTGCATGAGCTGGTTGTGATCGGTGGGGAAATAGTAGGGGTTTGACATTTCACTCTCCTTGGTTAAAGCGGGCTTTCGCCCAATGTTTATTTAACTTTAAAAATTCCGTTTTCCAAAATCATTTGACCACTTAACGCACGTTCAGCGGCAACCAATGAAATGTTTCCATTAGTGATTGATCTGTAACCCTTACGGAAAGATGGGTGATAAAAACGGCACTCAACAACGCTGTAATAAGCACCATCTAAAAACAATTCGATCATTTTGGCTTTGTTCATTTTGCTTTCCTTGGTTAGTGGTGATGATCACCATAAACAAATATTAAACCAGTTTAAGACAAAAGTAAAGCAACTTTATTTTTATCGGAATCTACATATTGATAGTTTTTTTTAATAAGCCTAGACTATCCTATGTGTATAATAGGTGAGTTTAACCTTTTGGAGTTACCATGACAGATCTAGAATTGATCGAACGGCTTGGCGGTGCAGCTAACGTAGCACGACTTATCGGCGTGAAACCACCGAGCATTGTGTACTGGAAAAAGAAAGGCATCCCAAAGTTGCGGATGATACAACTAAAGTCACTCAGACCGGATGTGTTCAATGAAGCTGCGACTGTTCAGCCAACGGCAACGCCAACAGGCAATTGATGCTGTAAAACAAGCCCCAGAGCATTTTATTGTTGAGGTCAAGCCAAACACTAGGTCAGGTGAGCAAAACCGTCTTCTATGGGCTTTGCTGACGTTAGCGGCTAACAATGTTCCTTGGGTGGTGAATGGCAAGCAAGTGATGTTGTCCGCAGATGATTGGAAAGACATTTTCACTGCCAGCTTGCACCAGGAGAACAGAATCGCCAAAGGAATCAATGGCGGCTTTGTCATGTTGGGTCGGTCTACCAGCCAGATGACGGTTACGCAGATGACGGAGTTGATCGAGTTCGTGATGGCATTCTTAACGGAGAGAGGAATAGATGTACAGGAACAAGAAACTTTTGGAGTTGGTCAGGCAAGCACCGTGCATGAACTGTGATTGCCAGGACGGGACTGTTTGTGCAAGCCACAGCAATCAGCTACGGGACGGTAAAGGAAAGGGCATCAAGGCGCAAGATTTTCGTATAGCCGCTCTATGCTTTCAGTGTCATCACGATCTTGACCAAGGCAATGTTCTGAGCAGATCAGAACGGGTT